GCGCGGAGTCGTGCGCGCCTACCCGTTCGCTGAGGACACCTACAGGGAGATGGAGTCGAGCATGAACTCGATCTTCGCAACGGAGGTGAGGAACGGGATTAACAGGCTGGCGCCGCGGCTGGCGAGGGGGCTGTGATGGGCGCGTCCCCCGACATGGTCCCGATGAAGTTGATGAGGGACGACGCGACGCTGGTGGCCCTTCTGTCCGACGGGTCGAACAGCATCTACCCCGGCGACGCTCCGGACCAAGCCGAGTACCCGTTCATCACGTACCAGTCGCGACTGATCGAGCCGGGGACGAACCTCGCCGGGAACCATCCGCTGAAGGGGTACATGATCACGGTCGCGTGTCTCGCCAGGACGTACCTCAGGACCAAGGAGATGGAAACCGCCGTGCGGAGCGTGCTCGACGGCGTGAGGCAGACGACTGTCACGATCGGCTCGACGACGATCGACGTGCGCGCGATCGACGAGGACAGCGCGAGGGACATCAAGTTCAAGGACACGAAGGGCGGGGACGTCGGCGTGTTCTCCACAGAGATAGACTACAGGCTGTTCGCAAACCTGCCGTAGGAAAGGAAAGACATCATGGCGATTGACCAAGCAAACGGGACGACCATCGCGTTCGGCACGAGCGCCTGGACACCGGAGGTCACGGACGTGGGGATCAACCAGCTCCGCGAGAAGCTGGACAAGACCACCCTCGCCGACGACTCCGGGGGCCGGCGCTACATGCCGTCGAAACTCATCGACAGCGAGGTGACGCTCGAAGTCCAGCACGACGCCGCGGACCATCCGCCACTGACGGGAGCGGTCGAGGAGATCACGATCACCTGGGCGCTCCAGTCCGGCGAATCGACGGCCGCGAAGGAGGTCTTCGACGGCTTCATCAGCCAGTACAACGTCACCGCCGCCAAGGGCGAGATCATCACGGCAAGCGTGACGATCGCGGTCGACGGCGGCATCGACCACACCGACGCGACCTGAATCCGCGCCGGCAAACAAGGAGGTATCCATGGAACAGCAACAAGCCAACCGGGAGATGGAGCTCACGCGCGACCTCATCCTGGAGGCCGACGACCTGCCCACGAAGGAGATCGACATCCCCGAGTGGGGGGGCAAGGCCCACATCCGCATCATGACCGGCGCGGAGCGCGACAGGTTCGAGATGGAGGCGAGCAAGCTCCAGCAGGGGATCGCGCCGAAGGTCTCGTTCAGGGCGCGCTTCGCGGCGACGATCCTCTGCGACAAGGACGGCAAGCGCATCTTCGACGACCGCGACATCGCGGCCCTCTCCAGGAAGTCGGGCGCCGTGCTCGACAGGGTCCTGGCCGAGGGGATGGAGCACAACAAGGTCCGCGAAGAGGACGTGGAGGAACTCGCAAAAAACTCCTAGACAACCCGATCCGCGCCTTCTGGTTCCACCTGGCGGCGCGGCTCGGGATGACGGTCCGGGAGGCGATGCGGCGAGTAGACTCGGAGGAGTTCAGCTGGTGGATCGCGTTCAACATGGTGTCACCGATCACGGACGACAGGGCGGACCTCCGCTCGGCCGTCACGGCGTGGGCGGCCGCGAGCGCTATGGGGAACAAGTGCAAGGTGGAGGATTTCGTGCTGGAGTTCAAGACGAAAAGGCGGAAACCAGACGCGAGGGAATTGATGGCGAAATTCGCCATCGTCCGGGAGGCGATCAACACACGTGCCTGTAATAAGCAACCTAAAGGTCCAAATCACAGCGGTCACTAAGGGATTCCGCACGAAACTGCGGAAGCTCGGCAAGAACCTGCGCGCGTTCGGCGGCGCCGTGAAGAATGTCATCGGCGGGGTGGTGAAGTGGGGCAGCGTGATGGCCATGGTCGCGGCCGGCGCCCTCACCGTGATGATCAAGCGGTCGATCGACGCCATCGACGTCCTCCAGAAAACGGCCCGGTCGGTGGGGTGGGCCACGCAAAATTTCCAGGCGCTTCAGTACCAGGCCGACCTGGCGGGCGTCAGCGGTGAGCAGCTCAACAAGAGCCTTCAGACGATGACGAAGAACGTGGGTGACGCCGCCGCCGGATTCGGCGTGGCGAAGACGGTGATGGAGGCTGTCGGCCTCGACGCCGAGAAGCTGGCTGCGATGCGGCCCGAGGAGGCGTACCTCAACATCGCCGACGCGATTAGCAAGATGGGGAGTCAGTTCGACAAGATGAGCGCGGCGAGAGCGATATTCGGTCGGCAGGGCGCGCTCATGATCGCGATGCTCGACGAGGGGAAGAAAGGTTTCACCGATATGCGGGAAGAGCTCGCGAAGTTCGGTGTCACTATCGACGACGCGATGGGCAGGAAGGTGGAGGACGCGAAGGACGCGTTCACGCGGTTGTCCTGGGTGTGGAAGGGATTCTTCCAGACGCTCACCGTCGAGGTCGCTCCGCTGCTCACGGCGGTCGTCAACAAGATCGCGGAGATGGGGTTCAGTGGGAAGACGGCCGGCAAGTTCATTGTCGATGCGTTCATGGGCGTCGTCCAGGCGTTCTCGCACGTGCTCGATGCCGGGCTGCACCTGGAGGCGTCGTGGGTCCGCCTCAAGCGGATCGCGATCGGCACGGCCATCTTCTGGGCGGAGCTTGGCTCGATCATGATCGCCGACACCTCAAAATGGGCCGCCGAATATAGCAAACTCGGCGACGAGCTCGAGGACATCAACAAGCAGATATTGACCGGCGCCAACACGAAGAGATGGGAGGAGGGCCTCGCCAAGATCAGGCGGGCGATCGAGAGCGCCGACAAGAAGGCGAGGGCGCTGGCGGCGAAGGGACCGGCGCTGGACGTCGCGACCTACACCGGGGCGATCAAGGAGCTCGGCGGCTCGCTGAGGAGGACGTTCAGCAAGTCGACCTTCGAGGGGTTCATGCAGGGAGCGGCGGAGTTCAAGCGCGAACAGGAGCGCGCCGCCGAGACCGGCCTGTTCGCGAAAGCCGAGCGCTTCATCAGTGCGCTCCCGATGGTGATGCGACGCATGAAGGCCGAGCTGATCGTCGGCGCCCAGAAGTTCGTGGAGAAGATCCGCGAGGGCGTCAAATACTCGTTCGCGGTCCGCGGATCGTTCAGCGCCGCGGCCCTCGCCAACAGGACGAGGCAGCAGACCGTGACCATCGCCCAGGAGCAGCTGCGCGAGCTCCAGCGCATCAGGAGAGGACTCGAGGGCGGCGTGCCCGCCGGATGAGGAGGACAACATGATCGTCAACACAGGCCTCAACGAGCTACTGGGGGTCACGCTCGACGGAGACAGCCAGACGACCGACTGGCGCGTCGGCCTGATCGACGATAGCGGGTTCGTCAGCATCTACGGGTCCGACTCGATGGCCAGCCACCCGGGATGGGTGGAGAACACCGATTACGACGAGACGAGCCGCCCGTCGTGGAACCCGGATGCGCCGGCCGACCAGGAGATCAGCAACTCGGTGGCGGTGGAGTTCACGATGAACGACACGAAGACCATCAAGGGCTTCTTCATCTCGTCGAGCAGCACCAAGGGCGGGAGCTCCGGGACGCTGTTCGCCGCGGTCTTGTTCGAAGAGGGCGACGTCGACGTCGTCTCGGCCGACGTCATCGAGATCACGTTTACGGTTGGATTGGCGAGGGCCTGACGCATGACCATCCACCAGATGACCGGCGTCGCGCTCGCCAGCGTGACGGAACGCGACAGCCAAGGCGGTAAGAGCGAGTCGGCGGAGGACGCCAGCGGCCAGCTGGTGAAGATCGTCGCGGAGGAGCGCCGCGACGTCGAGACGCTGTCGATCAGCGAGAGCGGCCGTGAGCTGACGACGGAATGGCAGGTCATCGGGACGCTGCACTGCCCGGTGGCGGAGAACGTCCTGCCGAAGTACGGAGACGAGCATCCGCGGAACCCAGAGTTCACCGTCAGCAGCGTCGAGATCGAGCGCAGGGCGACGGGCGGGACGAACCAGGAGCAGGGCTGCTTCGCGATCGTCAAATACGTCGCGCCGATCAAGGGCTCGGAGATCACCGACCCGGAGAAGAACGCGAGCTCCGGCGGATCGGGCGGGGGCGGTGGCGGGACGAACCGCAAGCAGGTGGCCGTCTCGCACGGAGTGTCATCGCAGACGGAGCGCAAGACCGAGGCCATCTCCCAGGAGATATGGTTCGACAGCGGCGTGGGCGACAAGCGCACCGAGCTGACGGTCGGCAAGCAGCCCGACGGTAGGATCGAGGGAGTCGATGTCGAGGTCCCGGTGTTCACATACTCGGAGACCTGGCGCTTCAGCGAGTCGGCGTTCAACGCCGCGTTCCGCAAGACGCTGCGCGACTCCCTGAAGAAGGTGAACAACGCCGCCTGGAAGGAGTACGAGGCCGGTGAGGTGATGTTCGACAACTTCGCGACGAACAAGGAGGGGAAGAGCTGGGTGGTGCGATTCGACTTCCTCATCCGCAGGAACGAGAGCGCGACGTTCACCATCTATCCGACGGTCGGTGCAGCCGGCGTGAACCTGACGAAGGACGTCAAGGGTTGGCACTACGCGTGGCTCGTCTACAGCCGGCAGGAAACCGACCAGCGCGTCACCGAGACTCCGATCGAGCTAGGTATCGCGCAGGTCTACGACGAGATCGACTTCGCGGTGCTCGGTATCACGACTGAGGTCATGCCGTGAGCCGCCGCGTTTTCAACCGCGGCACGAGGATGACGGCCGCGCTGCTGAACCGGCTCGGCCCGGTGGACGTGAACGGCGGAGGAGTCAAACAGCGCGGCTCGAGCATCATACTTCCATCCAGGAACGAGCAACCGTTCACGAAGCAGGACTACAACATCGCCGTGCAAAACAACGGCACGGGCCACAACTTCCCGGCGTGGTCGGCGGCGGTGCTTACCGGAGCGACGTCGAACGACACGCTGTAAAACATGGTGCGGCCGACGTTCGACATCGGCCGCGCGACGTCA